ACTGGTGGCTTTAGTGGCCCTAACCCGATAACATACGAACAAATAAAAGCATGGAAAGAACTAACTGACACGCCTATGACAGCTTGGGAAGTAGAAGCGATTAATAGGCTTGACGGAGTTTATATGAGGGTAAACAATGGCTGATGATATTATAGCAATTAATATTGAAGTTAGGGGTAAGAAGTCTGTTATAGATGCAGAAAAAGCACTTAACACTATGCAGAAGCAACTCCTTAATGTAGCCATTGCACAAAATAAGGGCATATTAGCAGAAGGCTCTTTAAGAAAAGCTAGGGTAGAAAGCCAACGCGCCCTTATGAAAAAAGGGGTTACTCTAGATCAAGCCACTAAGTCAAGTTGGCAATACGTCAAAGCCTTGGAAGCAATGACCGCTGAACAGCTACAGTTTGCTAAGTCTCAACAAGCTGGTTCAAGGGGAATGAATAAGTTTGGTATGTATGCCCAACAAGTAGGTTATCAGGTTGGTGACTTCTTTGTACAGGTGCAGTCAGGTACTAGCGCACTTGTAGCTTTTGGTCAACAGGGTACACAACTTGCGGGACTACTTCCCGGTGTTTACGGGGCCGTTGTTGGTATTGGTCTGTCAATAGGTACTATGTTGTTAAAGAGTTTATATGATGCTTCTGGGGCCTCTAAAACCTTTAAAGAGAGAATGGATGACTCTATAGAGGCTATGGATAAGTTTAAAGAAGCTGTTACAGTTGCTACCCAATCTACTGCTGAGTTAATCAATAGTTTTGGTGTATGGGGTAATGTTGTAAGACCTTTACTTGAAGACATAACCAAGCTAGAGCAGATTAAAGCCTTTAAAGTGTTGAATCAGCAGTTTGATAATCTTACTATAGCAAGTAAAAGTTTTGGTGATACGTTAAGAGAAGGGTTGTCGGGTTCTAATCAAGCCGTACAAGTTATGGCAAAAAACTTAGGTCTTACAGTACAGCAGTATTATGAGATACAAAGACAAATTGTCAGCATAAGAGACTTAGAGACAAACGCAGAAAGAATAACTGCTGCTGCTAAAATTAGAGATACTCTAAAAGCCACCTTTGGTACTTTAGAAAACATGCCTGATAAGATGCGAGAGTTTTATAGGCAGCTTACTCTAACCGTACTTACAGGGGCTGAGTTAGAGGCTAGTATGGGTAAAACAGGGGATCAGTTAGAGACCACTGTTGACAAAGTTCAGGACTTAAAAAGAAGCTACATAGAACTGTACTTTGCTAATAGGCAAGCTGCGGAAGATCAAAAGAGATCTGATCAAGACGCTATAACAGCTATACAAGACGCTATATCTTTGCACAGAAAAGAAATTAGGGATAAGGTTGCTATTTCTGTACTTGAGGCTACTTATGGTAGTAAGTCAGAGCAGGTTGCCAAAAAGAAAGCTGATTTAGCTAGGGATGCCTATGAAGAGTCACTTAAAGAACAAGGAATATTAGGAAAGAACCTAAAGTTAGAAATGACTCTCTATGATGGTCTTATTCTCTCTTACAACATAAACAAAAAGATTACTGAGGAAAAAGCCAGACAGTTAAAAGTTAGTGAAAAAATATCAGCTAACCTTGTCACTATGGCAGACGCAGAGTATCAGATGTTCTTAACATATCAAGCCTATGGACAAAGCAGAGTTGCAGGTACTAAAGCCAAGCCTCCTAAAGCACCCAAAGGACCAAAAGGCAAAGAGCCAACAACTATGGAAGGCCCAATCAAGGCTCTGAAAAGACAGATAGAGTTAAGTAAGGCTTTGTTTGGATTAGAGGGTCAGTCTCGTAGAGAACAAGAAATCTTTATGCAACTTCAGTTCCAGAATAGGGACGCTGATAAAAAAGCTAAAGAAGAAGACCTTCGTACACTAGCCGAGAAGGTAGCTAAAGAGGAAGAGTTAACTAAGGTATTTGAGGAACAGAGACAAGCACAGAAAGACTTAGCAGACACTATAGCTAATAGTATGGGTGATGCACTTACCTCTATAGTAGATGGTACTAAGTCAGTTAAAGACGCATTTAAAGATATGGCTAGGGCTATCATTGCTGAGTTGTATCAAATCTATGTTGTTAAACAGATCACAGGTATGATTAGCTCTGCTATAAATCCTTATCTGCCTAGAGTGCCTAATGCTAATGGTAATGCCTTCTACGGTGGTAACGTAATACCTTTCGCTAACGGTGGTGTCGTAGGTAGCCCAACTACCTTCCCTATGAGTGCAGGTCGTACAGGTCTCATGGGTGAAGCTGGCCCAGAAGCTATTATGCCTTTGAAAAGAGGTAAGAACGGTAAGCTAGGCGTACAGGCAGAAGGTGGCGCTGGTGACGTTATCATTCATCAGAACTTTAATTTCCAAGCTAACGGTGACGAGAGTGTTAAGAAGATCATAGCACAACAAGCCCCAGCTATCGCTAACATGACTAAGAAGCAAATACTAGATGATCGTCGTAGGGGTGGTCAGATGAAACAGGCATTTGGGTAAGGAAACCTCATGGCACTAAAGACTGCACCAACTGATATAGGATTTGCACAAATAACTCTTAGTGCTATGAACGCTGTTGCTACCTCTGAGTCTCCTTTTACTTATAAGCAACAAGTAGTACAACACACAGGTCAAGCATGGAAAGCCTCAGTTACCATACCACCTGTACGCAGAGACTTAGGTGAGCCTTGGGTAGCTTTCTTGTTGTCGTTACAGGGTCCAGTGCATACCTTCCTATTAGGTGATCCTAACTGCACAGAACCCAGAGGTACAGCTACTAACAGTTCTCTTACAGCTACGGGTACTGCTGGTGATTCATCTGTAACCATTACTATCTCTGACGGGACAACACTTAAAGCTGGTGACTACATACAATTAGGAACAGGAAGTACATCTAAACTACATAAGGTATTAGCAGACGTATCAGCTACAGGTTCAGTAGACATATGGCCTAACCTCAAGGCTACTTACTCTGGTGCTGCTGTGACTGTAGACAACGCTAAAGGTGTCTTTAGATTGGTAAGTAACGTACAAGATTGGCAGATAGGGAACTCTAGTACCTATGGTATATCCTTTGAGGCTGTAGAGGTAATTGTATAATGACTAGGACTATTCCCTCGGTAGTACTTAATGCCCTAGACGATGATATAATCTCCCCCTTCTTTGCTGTAGAACTACTCTTTGATAGTCCTAATGAGATACGCCTGTGGACAGGTGTAGGAGACCTTATATATGAGGGTCACACTTGGACAGGTGCTGGTAACTTACTAGACATATCGTCTGTAGAGGAGGCTGCTGATCTTGCTGTAAGAGGGGCAACTATAACCCTTAGTGGTATGACCTCTGAGGTAGTCTCTCTTGCCCTACAGGAGCCTTATCAGGGCAGAGTGTGTAACATCTACTTTGGTGTTACTTCAGACACTACAGCCTTAACTCAGACGTTCTCTGGTTACATGGATCAGATGAACATACAGGAGAACCCTGATACAGCGACTATAGAACTAACTGTAGAAAATAAACTAATAGACCTAGAGAGACCTCGTATTGCTAGATATACTTCTGCATATCAAAAATCTGTTTACCCCGGTGATCTTGGGATGGACTTTATCGAAGACCTACAAGACAAAGAGATAATCTGGGGAAGAAGCCCTGATAAAGCTAGAACTGCATAAGGAGTTAAATAATGGGTCTTAGCTTTAAGGGTCTGTTCAAGGCAGCGGTCAGGTTCTCTATTCACGCTGTTATCACCGTTGGTCTTTCGATGATTCCAGGCGTCGGGCCTTCACTAGCAATGGCCTATCTAGGCAGTGCTATCGCAGGGGAAGCATCAAGGGCGTTAAGGCCGGGAAGACCGTCTGGGCCACAAGAAAAAAGAGGCTTTAGTATAACACAAAGGGGTTCTACCATACCCCACCAGATTATCTATGGTAAGATGAAAGTTGCGGGTGCTAGGATATTTGATGGTACTACAGGTACAGATAACGTAGACCTACACAGGGTTGTTGCCTTTGCTGGACATGAGATAGAATCTTTTGAAGAAATATACATTAATGATGAAGTAGCAACTATAGACGGTAGTGGTACTGTAACCTCTCCTAGTCGTTACCAAGGCAAGATTAAGATTTATGAACACTTAGGGTCACCAAACCAAGCCGCAGACAGTAACTTAGTTAGTGCTGTATCTAATTGGACAGGAAACCATAGGCTTCGTGGCATTGCTTATTTGTACTGTAAGTTTACTTTTGATGTAGACGCCTTCCCTAATAACGTGCCTGAGATTACCGCTGTCATTAAAGGTAAGAAGGTATACGACCCAAGGAACACAACAACTGCTTGGTCTGATAACCCTGCCCTTTGTGTAAGAGACTACCTGACAAGTTCTGGATACGGACTAGGGGAAGCTACAGCTAACGTAAATGATACTTCCTTTACAACTGCTGCTAACATATGTGATGAAACTAGTACAGACGCTGGTACAACACGTTACACAGCCAATGGTGCCTTCACCACAGGAATAGAACCCCAAGAGTTGTTAAACGACTTAATGACCTCTATGGGTGGCACTATTTGGTATACTCAGGGTTATTGGGCTGTAAAGGCTGCTAATTGGACTGCTCCTGTACTAGACCTTAATGAAGATGATCTTAGGTCAGGCATTACCGTGTCAACTAGACACTCTCGCAGAGACAACTTCAATGTTGTTAATGGTACGTTTAAGGGTGAAGAAAGTAACTGGCAAGTTACAGACTATCCACCAGTGACTAACGCTGCTTTTGTCACTGCTGACAATGGTCAAGAGTCTCCTATAGACCTTGAGTTACCTTGGACTGATAATTCCATAGAAGCTAGGAGAATAGCTAGAATACTGCTAGAGAAAAACAGGCAGCAGCTAACAATGTCAGCTTCCTTTGGTCTTCGTGCATTTCAACTGCAAACAGGTGATAACGTAAGGATTACTAACACTAGGTTTGGTTGGATTAACAAAGAGTTTGAAGTTGTCTCTTGGAGTTTTGGTGTTCAGAATGAGTACGACCTACAAATAGAGTTGGTGTTAAGGGAAACAGCAGAGAGTGTCTTTGATGAGGTTGACGATGGTATAGTCTACGAAAGAGATAATACTACTTTGTTGTCTCCTTTTGAAGTTCCTAACCTTGGCATAAACATCAGTACTGAGTTAAGGAGGGTTAAAGGTAAGACCCTTGGTGTCCTGCTGATTGATATAAACAACACAAGTACCATTATGGATACAGCAGAGGTACAATTTAGAAAGACAGGTGCTACTAACTATACTTCCCTTGCAACTATGGGTGCCTTTGTTGGTACAGATAGAGTTGAAGTAGTTGGTGTAGAAGATGACTTCTATGACATAAGGGCTAGGGCTACTAATTCTCTCGGTGTTCATGGAGCCTATAACACTATAAGTAACTATTCTGTAGAGGCTCTAGGCGCTCCACCAGCAGACGTAACTAACTTTGATGGTAACGTAGTCGGTAGTAACCTGTTCTTAAGTTGGACACCAGTATCCGACCTAGATTTAGCTCACTACATTATTAGATACTCATCATTAACTACGGGTGCAGTATATTCAGAAGCTGAAGACATAGCACAAGTTCCTGTAGGTAGTAGTAACCTTGCCATACAAAGTGCTGGTGTTGGTACATACTTTATTAAGGCTGTAGATGATACAACAAGCGGGTCTAATGAGTCTAGCAACCCTGCTATATTTGTTATTACCTCTATAGGTATAGAATCCCTTAATGCTGTAGCCACACTTACAGAAAACCCGTCCTTTTCTGGTGTTAAGTCTAATGTAGTGATTAATGATGACGATAGCTTAGAACTAAGTCAAGACAGTATAGACTTTGATTCTGCGACAGGATTGTTTGATGATAGGTCAGGATTATTTGATGGCATTTTCTCTGGTTACAACCTTTCTGGTATATACTACTTTAACAATAACCTTGACTTAGGGCAGAAGTATACAAGCCGTTTAAACTTCTCCTTTGCCAGCACAAGATTTGATAGGACAGACCTATTTGACACTGCTACAGGTAACTTCGATGATAGGGAAGGCGTGTTTGATGGTGATGCTACCGCCTTTAGTGATACTACAGTTTCTATGCAGTTAAGGCACACAGACGATGATCCTACAGGTACACCTACTTGGTCTGATTGGCAATCCTTCTCTGTGTCTGATATAACAGCTAGGGCTTTCGAGTTTAGGCTATTACTATCCTCTACAGATACCAATGTTACCCCTGTCGTAAGTGCAGTGTCGGTAACAGCAAATATGCCTGATAGGACTACTTCAGGAAGTGATATAACCTTCACAGGGACAACTAATGTAACTTTTGATGATGCCTTTTCAGCTACACCAGCTATAGGACTTTCCCTAGCTAACTTAGCTAATGGGGATAGATATACAATAACAAACAAGACCCGAACTGGGTTCACTATTAACACTTTTACTGGGGGATCGGCAAGCACCAATAGTGTGACCCTAGACTATGTAGCTAAAGGCTACGGAAAGGAAATAACGTAATGTCGCAACACGACTTTAACATTGCTAACCAAAGTTTTCCCGCTACAAGGACAGACTTAAACAACGCTCTTTTAGCACTAGCATCTAATTCCTCTGGTGATGCAGAACCGGGAACTACCTATGCTAATCAGTGGTGGTATGAGACTGATACAAACAAACTTAAGATAAGAAATGAAGCTGACAACGCTTGGATAGAGATAGCTACTTTAGATCAATCTTCTAATAATGTTTTGTCTATTACCACCCAGGGGTTAACTCTTGGAGCTACTGCACTAACCGCTACAGGTACAGAACTCAATCAACTAGATGCTATTACTAGGGGGTCTATCCTTTATGGTAATGCAAGTGGTGCAACGGCTAGGCTGGCGGCTGGCAGTGCTTCAACTGTACTTACATCTGATGGTACAGATATTAGCTGGGCTGCTGCTGGTGGTGGTGCTGGCGGGACAGAGTTTATAGCTTCTAGTGGCGCTATTTCAAACGCAACAAGCGTGGCTTTTACAGCTTTTGATTCAAGTAAATATGATCATTATGTTTTTTGGTTTCAAAATTTTCAATGTAACAATAATGGTGGTGAAATTAGAGTGCAAACAAGCACTGATGGCGGTAGTAATTATGCTACATCAAATGGCGATTATCATTCTGGTGGAAACACCGACAGGCAAGGTTTTATGTTGATTGGCGGCTTTGGTGTTAGCACTATAGCAGGGAATCCCGGATTTAACGGACGGTTTGAATTATACAATCCTCATGCGGCGACTGTTACCTATGGGGCAAGTTATGGGGTTGTCCCAAGCACCGCAGCAGCAGATTACGCAGTGAATGTTCACGCAAATACTCACTCCGTTGGTGTAAGGGTGGCTAATGAAGATGTTGATGCCGTTAGGTTTATTCCTGAAAGTGGAAATATCACCAGCGGTGAAGTCGTTATGTACGGAATTAAAAACTCATAGGAAAATTAAAATGCCACGATACCACAATATAAATGGACAATCCGTGAAGTTCTCCGCAGACGAGGAAACTGCGCGGGATGCAGAAGAGGCGGCATGGGCTGATAGTGCTAATGACAGAGCCGCTACACAAGTGCGTGAACAGAGAAACGCTAGGTTAGCTGAAACTGATTGGATGGCTTCCAGCGATCTTACCATGTCCTCTGAGTGGGCATCCTATAGGTCTTCTCTTAGGGACGTACCAGCGCAGGAAGGGTTTCCAAACTCTATTACATGGCCGACTAAACCATCTTAAGGAGCAACCAATGGGATACAAACTAGGACTACGAAGTAAGCAGAACTTGTCTGGGGTACATCCCGATATGGTTGCTGTTGTTACAAGAGCATTAGAGATTAGTGAGAAGGACTTTAGTGTAACTGAGGGTGTTCGTAATATTGAACGTCAGCGTATGCTTAAGAGGACAGGCAAGTCAACTACACTTAAATCTCGTCACCTGACGGGTCATGCAGTTGATGTTGTCCCTTATCCTGTGTCGTGGGAGTGGGATGACTTCTACCCTATTGGTGATGCTATGAAGGCTGCTGCAAAGGAACTAGACATTAAGATTGTATGGGGTGGTGATTGGAAGAAGTTCCCGGATGGACCACACTTTCAGCTAGATTGGAAAGCCTACCCCTGTGACTAGGGGGGAGGAAGACTGCTTTGTAATGGGTAAAAATATATCGGCAACTCTACTGTTTGCCTTGGTTCTTCAAGCAGCAATGATAGTTTGGAGCATCTCTCAAATGAGGGCAGACGTAGATGCTA